TTCCATCGCGTCCGATCTGGTCGTTATCGGTGACGCCACGGCGCCGGGGCAGGTGCATGACATCTGGATCGACCAGATGCAGTTGATTTCGCCCTATCCGGGACAGTGCGCCCTTCGTGTGACCGCGAGCGGCGCGGCGGTCAAGCCGTTCAACGTGATCGTGAGCGGCGCGATCACGCGCGGCGGCGGAACGGGCAAGGGGTTGTGTATCGACTCGGGGCGGGACAGCATATTCCGGCTGTCAACGAACACGACTACCGACACCAACGTAACGATTGGACCAGCTTCGGGTGGCCTGATCGGAACCGATCTGACGATTGACGGCAATGGAGTCGAACAGGCGTGGACATGGAGCGTGGATGCGAGTTCCATCCGACTTCCGCAGTCCATCCTCTACAAAACGGGGGTGGCTACATCCTCGGCCATGTCTGTCGGCGCCACTTATCACGATGGCTCGTCATTGGGCGGCAACGCGGTGGGCGCCAACGCGGTTGATCTGCAAATGTCGCGTGGCGCGGCGACGCAGGTCGCTTCCGCGTCCGGTAGTGTCGCGCTTGGTTCGTCCAACACGGCGGCGGCGCTTTCCGCCACGATTGGCGGTGGTGCGAATAACGTGGTTTCCGGTGCGTTCAGCGCGGTTCCTGGCGGCACGCGATCGGCGGACAGGGCGAGGGTCGGAATGTTGATGTATGCCAACGGCGAGTTTGGGGTATCGGGCGACGCGCAACTAAGCGAGGCGGTGTTTTTTGGTAGCGGATCGACGGCGGCGGCCTTTCCTCTGACCAATGGCGGCGCGGCGCCAACCACGAACAACTGCCTGAATATCCCAAATTTCGCCGCTTTCGGGTTCCGTGTGCATCTGCACGCGCGGAACTTCACGACGGCGGGGCAGGATTACGACTGGATGATGCCGAACGCCATGCTGACGCGGGATGCCAATGTGGCCAGCACGGTACTGACGCTCGGGACGCCGGTTGTCCTTACGCGCGGCACGGTGACGGGCGCGGCGGTAGCGGCGACGGCGGATATCACGAACGGGTGCCTGTCGCTGACGTTCGCCCCACCAACGGCGAATACGACTGACGTTTGGCACGTTGTCGCGAGGATAGATTCGGTCGAAGTTCAATGAAGGAATTAAGTCCCATCAGTCCAGAACTCGCCATGATATTTCTTGGCGGCTTCGCAATATGCGGCGTGGGCTTCTTCTTTTGTGTCGAAAAGACCAAGATAGTAAGCTTTCCTATCGGAAACTATAGTAGAATACCACTCCTTGCTGGTCTTATTCCAAAACGCACCCTTCAAACCGCTAGTATTATCGAACGCCTTCGTCGTGTTTTTAGCATTCTGCAGCCTCGTGGAGGCTCGGATATTTTCCCACGTATTGTCGGATGGGTTTCTGTTTCTATGGTCAATCTCTGGGGGTTCTTCGTTGGTCATCAGTTTCCATATGATTCTGGAAGTCTGATAATGTTTGTTGCCCAAAGCCAGGCTCCCTCGATTTCGGTGAATACATCCAACCATTTTACCGGCAAATCGCCGGTTCCACCTGTCACAGTAGGTTTGAGATTTGAAGTGTTCAACTGGACGCTCATTCCACAAAAGCAACCCAGCAATGGGGTCGTAGGAAAGAGCCGCGACAAGGTACGCCTGAGATGGTAAGGGTCTGGCAGCCATTTCGTTCTCTCCAACAGGACGATGGTCAGGGCGCCGCCAACCCCCTGGCAGGGGCGCGGCGTCCGCCATTCTACGGCATGGGAAGCAGGTTTTCCAGATGGAAAATGCTTCAATAATGGGTTGGACCCATCCGCCGGGGTGACGCCCGGACCCAAACACCCAACGCTCACGGGGGATTCGCATACGCGGGGGACTGCGTATGGTTGACGAAGAACGGCCCGGTGTCGGGATGCCGAGGCCGCGGTGGGATCGCGAGCGGAGGGTCAGCCGGCAATCAGCGGAGGACGCGGTGATCCGGTCGTGGATCACGGTGCTAATGGCCTTCGTGTGCAAACACTGGCCTTGGGTCACGTCAGCCATCGCCACCGGCCTGCTGGCGCTGCTTTACAATGTCTACGTTCTGGGCGGCATGGCGCAGATGGTCAACAGCAACATCGACCGGCTCGCGCGCATGTCCGATGAAGTCACCAAGATCAACCTGCATGTCGTCGGCCTGGAAGTGCATCACGATGACCTGACGGCGCGGGTCGAGACGCTGGAACGGTCAGGCAGTCCGGTGGTGCAGGCGCTGCGGGTGCAGGTGGAATCCCTGGCGATCGGGTATCACGAGTTGTATCCGATGGTGAGCAAAGACCTGCACGACCTGATCGCGCGAATCGAGGGGCTACAGGAGCACAGCAAGGGCGACGTCGAGCGGTTTGACGGGGTCAACCGGCGGATCGGTGGCGTCGAGGACCGGAGCAACGTCGCGGACAATGAGATACGGACCCGCATGAATCTGATACAACAGCGCATGGAACTGCTGTCCGACCGGATCGGGGGAACGGGAACGCGGCCGGGGGCGCCGTGAGCATGTGAAAGGGTAATCGCGATGGGATGCTTTTCGGCGGCGTGGTTGGTTCAGTTCATCGTCTGGCTGATCGTGGTCTGTGCCATCGTGGCGATCGGGCGGCGCGTGCTTCCCATTGTTCTTGGTTGGCTCGGGGTGGCCGGCGATGTCGTCATGCAGGTCATCAACATCATCCTTATCGCCATAGTGCTGATCTGGTTGGTTTGGCTGTGTTACGATATTTTGACCTGTTCCGGTGGCATCGGCCTGCCGGGCCGGCGATGAGCATGATGTTCTGGGACCCGGACGCTTACGAAATCGTATCCTGGTTCACGCCATGCCATTGTGGCGGCAGCCCTTTGTCTGGAACTTGCAAGTCTCCCGGTGGCTGCACCGTGTCCGGTGGTGTCAGCCAACGCCAACGTCCATTAGCGGAATATCAGGCGATCAAAGCTGAAAAGCTAAGATTGGAGGAGGACGCGATCCTTCGCAGGGCAGATGAAATACGAGCCAGAAGATATCAAGGATGAACCACACGTCATGGCTCCCGATCGCGATCCTCGGACTGGCGCTGATGCTGGTCTGGGTGCTTGTGAGGGTCTGACGCCATGATCGATAGCGCCGCATGGCTTATCCTGGCGATCGCCGTTGGGTGGCTGGTGGCGCTGGCCATCTGGCGCTGGTGGCGGCGGTGATGCCGCTCGACCGTGAGATCGTCCGCGTGTGGCTCGCGATCATCGTCGCGCTGGCCGTCGTGTGGGGCGGGATTATCGCCGTGGCATGGTGGCTCGCGGGGTGAGCAAACTCAGTCGCATCCGTTGCATGGACTGCCAGCGCGACACAGGCGCCAACGGGTTAAAGGAGTATCCCACGATGATTCGCGACGATGTATGGTTGAGCATCACGGGTGAGACGGGCGGTGCCGGGGTTCTCTGCCGAGCCGACATGGAGCGGCGCCTGGGACGCCTTCTGGTGGAGGCCGATATGGCGCCATGATCGAGGCTCTGCTCGTCATAGGCCTGGTCGCCGCCGTGTCTGTGGCGACGGCGTGGCTCGCGGGATGGCTCGCGCGGTTGCCAAGGCCGTGACGGTGTGGGAAAGTGGCAGGGTGCGCGGGCCGGGCTCTGAACCCCGGCCACGCGCTGAAACCGAGGAAGCGGTTTCGGGAACCCTGCCCATAGGTATACCCGATCACCGCTCCTGACGCAAACAGGAGGACACTGGTGGGTGATCAGACATATAAGTTCAAATGGGATAATATGAACCTGCCTGAATACCTCCAGGATAGACGGGCAACGATCAACAGTCTTCGTTGCGAAGCCAACATTCTGATGCGGCGCGCTGAACAGATAGAGGCAGAACTGGTAGTCCTGACAACCACGATCGTTGAGGTTGATGACTGATGTTCAACAAAGGGGCATTGATGGAACGACGCCGCATCCGCTGGTTCGGCTGCGGTGCCGCTAGCGCGGTTGCCATCGCGCTCGATCTGCGCGGCCACCCCGGCGGCGTGGTGGCCTACTGCGAAACCCGCGCCGAGCATCCCGACAACGAACGCTTCCTACGCGACTGCGAACGCTGGTGGGGCGTATCCGTGATCCGACTGCACTCAGATGAGTATGAGGACACCTGGGACGTATGGGAGCGGCGCCGGTTCATAGCCGGGCCAGACGGAGCACCTTGCACTGGCATTCTCAAAGTCGCGCCGCGTCATGCGTTTCAGTATGCCGATGATATTCACATCTTTGGCTACACCTGCGATGCGACCGATCAGACCCGCGCCGAACGGCTCGCGAAGGTGTTCCACGAACTGACCATCGAGAACCCGCTGATCACGGCGGGACTGGACAAGGCGGCCTGTCTCGCGATGGTTCAGGGCGCGGGGATCGCGCTGCCCGTGATGTATTCGTTAGGTTTCCAAAATAATAACTGCCTCCCGTGCGGCAAGGCCACGTCGCCGGATTACTGGTCCGCGATGCGTCTGCACTTCCCCGCTCAGTTCTCGCGCATGGCGGAACTCTCGCGGCGGCTTGGTGCGCGACTGACGCGGATCGCCAACGAGCGGATATTCATTGACGAGATACCGGCGAACTGGCCGACGCTCAATCCATTGGCGCCCGCGTGCGATTTCCTGTGCCAGATCGCCTCACAGGATTTAGCCTGACTCATGGCCCACTCGCGCGGTCCCCGCACCGAAAACATCCAGGCCAAAATCCCGAATCCGGTCATGCGGCGGCTGGACGTGGCGGTGGACCGGCTTGGCCTTGGAAGCCGCGCCGAGGCGCTGAACCGGGCGATACCGTTCTGGCTTGATCACGTCGAATCTGGTTATCCTCCGGTCACGGAACAAGAAACAGAGCAGGGAGATGACTGACATGCGCACAACACCTTGGGATTGGAACGATCCGACGTTCCGGTTGGCGGGGCAGCAGGCCGTGAACGAGGTCCAACAGGGGTTACAGCAACGCGCCATGCGGAACCCTGAGCCAACGTCGGACGTGATGATTCGCACAATAACAGGATCACCCATCCTGACTGGAAAGGTCACTTATCCGGGGCAACCCTCTCCCGCCGCCATCGCCGCGTTCCTGGACGTGGTGCGGCGGTTGAATAACAGCGTGGACTTTGGGGAGGTCGAGCCGGCGGCCGACGTGTGGCGGTGGCTTGAGACCCTGGCGCATGAGTGAAGAAGACCTCGCCGCGCTGCTGCGCCAGCGGGGATGCCGGATGCTGGACATGCGGGATCAGATCGCTCGCATGTGGAAACCTATAGAGACGGCGCCGCGAGGCGTGGATTTGCTGCTATGGGTGCCACCTTCGCCATTGTTGGCGGATATCGCGAAAGGGCACCATGAGGTTGGGCGCCTGGCATATCCCATGGAAGTTCGAGCAACGCACTGGATGCCGCTTCCTGACCCGCCTGAGTAGTTCCCGTCCCTGTTCCCGCCACGCGCCGTGTGCGATAAGGCACCATGAGCCGCCAGCCCGATCGCGAGCATGACAGAGACGACCGCTTCGTGGCCCGCGTGGTCGCCGCGATCAAGGCGGAACTCGATCAGGTTCACCGGGAACTGCACGCCGCGCACGCGAAACTCGACTACGATCACACCTTAATCGAGGAGTTGAAAACTATGTCCGCTACTCTCCAATCCGACCTCGCGGCTCAGAGCGCGGCCGTTCAGGCGCTTGCCACTGAAGTCAGTGATGGTCTCGCGGCTAATGCTGCCGCCATCCAGGCGTTGAAGGATCAGATCGCGGCCGGTAGCCCGGTTACGGCGGCAGACCTGGCAACCCTTGAGGGCAACACCACTGCCGTTCAGGCTGCCACCACGGCGTTGCAGGCGGCGCTCAACCCCGCACCGGCTACGCCTCCCGCGCCTTGACGCGACCGGACGGCGGTGGCATGGTGTCGCCGCTTAGTTATTGCCCCGGCGCTTAAAGGCCCGCTCTCCTATGGAATGGTTAGCGGGCTTTTTCGTGCGCGGCTATCAGGCGTCGCGCTCGCGTTCCAGGCGGGCGATGGCGCGGTCGAAGAGACGGACCACAGTGGATTGATTCACTATGTTGTCATTGTAGGTCGTGACCACCTTGTAAGGCTTCGGCAGGTCGCGTTCCAACAAGGATTGAGCATAGGCCAACGTCTCATCCTCAAATGACCCGACGGCCGCCCCAATCCAACCGACCGCGCAATGACGAGCAAGTTCCCCAGGTATCGTCACCATATGGCGACACCACCCTCCCGGCTTGCTGATGCCCTCACGCGCGGCGCGGAGGATGCGGAGGTCGCGCTCGGTCTGGGTTTCTGTCTCTGGGTAAGTCGTGTTGTCGAACGGCATGTTACTTCCCTTCTGGTTCGTTCAGGATGGAGACGCGGGCCGGAATCGAACCGGCGTGCTCACTTGCGTTCCAGTTCCGCGCGATGCGGCGAAGTACCCAACGATGATCAACCCAACGGCGGTGGCGTGCCAGCAGGACCAGAAGATGTCCCATTCCAGACCGGCGATGGTCGGCAGCGGGGCCGTGTAGTAGTACGCGAACCACCATAAGGGCACGCTGCCGGTAAGTCGTATCATAACCGACAACATGTGTCCGGTCGCATCATAGGCTTCCATCGCGACGCCGAGCCAGAACAGGCGCTTCATTTTTTCTCCAGTTCATCCAGTTCCGCGCGGGCGACGGCGACTTCTTCTACTGTGAAGCAAAGAGTCACGACGGACGCACCACTTTGGTAAGCCTCAACTGCATCCACAATCGTCCGTAGCGCCGTCTTCGGCGGCTCGTAGGCCAGCAGCGCGGCGCGGATCGTGGGCCAGTGCTTATCGCACAATTCACTACGCTCCAAAGTGGCTACCGGCCAGTTCTCGATATCCGCGACTATCTTCGCGCCGGTTTTCACCGCCCTGTCCCTCCGCCTGGAATGATCGTGAACGTCACCGTTCCGCCGCACGGCAGATCGTAGGTGAACGATTTTGGTGCTTCCTTGCAGGCCGCATTGTTTTCGCAAGTCGGGATGACGACCATGGGTACCGGCGACGCGCCAGTTCCAGGCGACGATCCTTGTGCCAAAGTAGCCGCGCCAGTCAGGAGCGGGGCGAGAATGGCGAGGACGCGGGTCACATTGCTCATGGCCACAACCGCGCGAGACCGATCCCGATGCCTATTCCTCCGAGGCACACCAAGGTCAAGCCGATATACAGCGGCCAATGATCCCACCACCTAAAGACCTGCGGCGACGGGATCTCGACCCAACCGAACGGGGTGTGCCGGCGGGCGGAGAGGCGGCGTAGGGTCATGTTCCGCCTCCCTCAATTTCCGCGATCAGCGCGCGGCGTGTCAGACGCGCATCATCAAACAATGGAAAGCAGACCGGACACAATTCCGGAACGCCCGCGCCATCGCACTCAGTGCAATTCGCGTTCGCATTTTCGGCGTCTTCCAGCATTTGTAATGCCTTCAACAACCGCGGCGCGGCCAACAGCAACCGCGCCCGCGCCGGATCGCGCTGGCTCGTCGGCAGGAACGCGACCGAGGTGCCGTCAGCGTCGAAGATGGCGCGAAGGGTGTCGTCGTATTCCCATGGTGCGTTGAAGTCGGTCATGTTTTCAATCCCTCCATCGCCGCGTGCGCCTCGCGCTCTTCCTGGTAGCGCCTGTTAAGTTCCGCCTCCATGCGGTCGAACTCATGCGCGAGTTCGCGGAGGCGCTCAATCTGGCGCAGACTGAATGGCGAGTTCCAGTGCAATAAGGTCAGAACACCCGCCATCTCGCGCAGTTCGGCACCGCCGGTCATCAAAACGACTCGACTGGCAAAGGTTCCGGCGCCTCGATCTGAATGTCAGCGACAATCTTCTCCAGCAGCAACTCGCGGATGAAGCCTTCGCCACCGACCGCGCGATAGACCGTATCATAGGGCGCATCCAAATGATTGTGCCGCATGTAGTCGCAAAGGTCTTTGATCTGATCAAGGCAGCGAAAGATTTGCTTCACATCGTGTTTGTCGAGTGTCTGCATCACCAGAACCCTCCCGCATCGACCGGTGCCGCGCACATGACGAGAACTCGGATAGCGTCGTCGTTGGACGATACGACATACAGCACCGCGCCGCCGCGGGTACCGGACACGTGCACATGGTCGCCGGGGCGGTGATGGCACTCAGCGAAGCGTCGCCGGCTTTGTATGCCCATAGAGTGAATCCGTTGGCGAACTGCAACACGCTCAGGTCGCGGATGGCGAAGCGGGGGGCGGTTTCGGTGGGCATGATCTACTCGTTCAGTTCGATGGTGGACAGATCGAGTTCGCAGTCCAGGTTTTCGGCCGCGCTGTCATCGTAGTCTTCCCACAATCCGCGTCTGGCCTTGTCCTTAGCCTCGGTCGGGTTGGCCGCCTAGACGCGGAACGTCACATTACCGCTCGTCACGGTCCCTCGGAACAGGTACTCGGGCATCGGTTGGCTCCTTATATCTGGCGGTAGGATGGCACGGGGTGTTGGGGGATGCAACATGAAAATGTGTATTGACGGCACATTTTCTAGCGTGTAGGGTGTGTCTCATGGAACCAAAAACCCGCCTCAGCATGGACATATCACCCAGCTTTCAGGCTGATATCCAGCGTGTCGCGCGAGAGACCGGCACGAGCATGACCACCGTGATCCGCATGGCATTCACTCTCTATAAGGTCTGCCACGAGGCGAAGAAGGCCGGTCAGCATGTCGGCCTGGTCAGCGACCCATCACGGCTTGATCGGGAACTGGTGGGGTTGATTTGATGTCAGTTTATATAGCCAAGGCTGAACAACAAAATCTGGTCAAGATCGGAGCCAGCAGGAATGTCGATATCAGGGTAAGAAGTGTGAGTTATACCTGTAGGCTACGACTAAGCGTTGTTCGTGTCATTGATGGTTTTCTTCGAACTGAACGTGAAGCCCATCGTAGGTTCGAGGAGTTCAAAATTAAAGGAGAATGGTTCAATTGGTCAGACACCATGCTGACGGAACAATTCGAGCCGGAAACTCCAGAAGAGGAATACAACCAATCAATTATTAATAGAATTTTCAACGATGGCATTCATCCATGGATGGTGGCAAAAGAACTCGGCGTCGATCAGCCCGCGATCAACAGGGTGCTGAAAGCATATGGATATGGTCCTCCGGACTTCTGGAATGCGAGCCGGACACCTGAAGCATTGGCTGAGAGGAAGTTGCGATGGAATAGTTGGCGCGCATTGACATATCGTAGGAAATTCAAGCTGTGGCTATAACGATCCGCGATCTGCGCCGCGCTTATGACAAGCATCGGATGAACGGCGCATGAAATCGAAAACACGCGCGGCGGAGAACGACGATGACGCGCGTGCTACCGAGCCTCCCTCGCGGGCGGGCCTCGGTCGGAACCACCAGCCCGGCAGGCGGAGGCT